ATATTTCTTTTTTGGATCGTGGCTTATAGTGCTGAGATAGATGTAAAAGTACGGAATCTTGGCTCGATTAGTCAATTAGAGCAGAAGTTAAGCAGTATAAGTAAAAGCGTAAACGCAATAAACAAAAAACGATTAGGAGGCGGTGCTTCAGGAGGCGGTGGAGGTAGCAGTTCTTCAAGAGCAGCTAATAAGGCAAATCAACAAGAATTAGCATTTTTTAGAGTAAAAAATAGTGCATTAGCTTTAACCAATAGAGCACTTAAAGTACAAAATAAATTAAAAGATACATCTTTAGATTTAACCCAAAAAATAGCGGATTTAGAAAGTATAGGTGATTTAAAAGGAGCAAAAAATTTAAATAACTTAAAAGGAGTTATTGAAAAAAGAAAGTCGGAAGTCATTCTTGCTGAAAAGTCATTAATTAGTACAAAAGAAAAGGTAAAAGCTGAAGTACAGGTAGCTCAAGCTTCGGAGAGAACTTTAACTGCACAACAAAGAATAAATGCTCTTAATTTGTCGACAAGGTTTAACAGAGCGGCAGGAAATGTTGCTGGATTTATGGATAGTCAAAGAACAGGTATCGGTCCAAGTAATTCATTAGGTTTACCTAGTGCTAGTATGCTTAATGCTGATAAAAGGGGAATACAGAGAGTACCCACTGCATCTCAGCTAGGTACTAAACCAATAGCTCTTCCAGGTGGGGCTATAGATACTGCTCGAATAACCACATCTGCGGAGAAAGCAGCTATTTTTGAAGATAGAATAGCAAAAGCCAGAGCTAGGTCTAATGTAGAAAATAATAAATTATTAGGATCAGAAAAACAAAGAAACAGACAGGCTATAAGTGTAAATAGGGCCATAGATAAGCAGAATAAATTATCGAGAACACAAGCCACCAATTTACGAAAATTAGGGGATAGTTTCGGAAAGTTTGGTCAGAGTATAGGAAAGTTTCAAGAAAAACTTACTAGAACTAGAGGACCGGGAGGCAGGATGTTAGCTCTGCCTAGTTCTCAAATGCTAGATGACAGAATTAGAGCAACAGGGCAAACAGGAGGTATTGGCAGTCAAAGTCGTTTTGCTGCTGGAATACCAAGAATGGGTTTTATGAGATCAATAGGAGCTACTAGAGGATTTGATGCTCAAAGTGCGTTAATAAGTGGTGCTTTTCCTCTGCTATTTGGACAAGGACCATTGGCTGCTGCTGGGGGTGCTATCGGTGGTGGTGTCGGAGGAATGTTTGGACAAATGGGTGGTTTTGCAGGAGGTTTAATAGGAACTGCTGCTGTGTCTGGAGTAGTTGGATTAGCAAATAGTTCTAGGGATTTAGCAAAAGCAGTTACAACAACATCAGGAACGCTTGATCTTATGCGTAAGAGATCGTTGTTTAGTTCAGAGGCAGTAGAAGCTCAAGCACTTTCTTTACAAAAACAAGGAAAAAGAACTGAGCTTGCAACACTATTAACTAATGAATTGAATAAAGCTTTAGGTGCAGGAGGAATAGAACAGTTAAAAGATTTAGCTGCAAATTCCAGAGAATCAGCAAGGCAATTTGGTATTTTGAAAACGCAAATGGATCTGTTTATAGCAGGACCATTATCTAAACTATTAGAGATAATGAATAAAGTTGTAGGAAAAGCAAATGTAGTAAATCAGTTAAATCAAACTTTAAAAAAATTAGAAGAAACAAGCCCAGGTGCAGTTAGGGGTATTATGACAGACCTAAGAGCAGAAGGATCTGTTGCACAAAAGGCGGGTAGTGTTGCTGGTAGTCTTATAAACCCATCACCTTTAAAAGTAAGAGGTACGAGTGTAGGTGGTTTATCTACAGATCAGTTATCCCGATTTTTGAAAATTGCTAATAGTCAGTTACCAAAATCTACCGAAACTATTGGGGGAAGTCCTTTAGATACTGTTGGATTGTCTGGAAAATCTTTAGATGATAAATTAGCTAAACTTAAAAAAGAAACAGAGTTTCATAATAATATCATCAACTTAGGTAGGGAAGAAGCTGAAGTACAGAGACAGATAAATGAATTAAGAGAAGGTCTTAATGAAACCGATCTAAAGAAAATAGAAACAGGAGAAATAAACTTACGTCAAATTGTTGAAAGTAGTAGACAGACTGAGAAGTTAGCCGATAATGCTTTAAAAGTACAAGAAGCTTTTGCTCAATTATCCATAACAATAGGACAAGATATCAAAGAAGGTATTAAAGGGCTAATCAAAGGAACATCTACCTTGTCTGATCTTCTTAATAATGTTGCTGATAAGTTTTTAGATGTAGCTCTTAATCAAGCATTATTCGGTGATATTCTTGGTTCAAAAGGAGATAAAGGAGGTGGTTTGTTAGGATTTTTAGGTTTTGCAGATGGTGGCAGACCCCCTGTCAACAGACCCTCAATAGTAGGAGAGAAAGGTCCAGAATTATTCGTTCCAAGATCATCAGGTAACATAATCCCAAATAATAAACTTGGAGGTGGCAATACCAACAATGTTGTTGTTAATGTGGACGCATCAGGTTCAGATGTTCAAGGTGATGATGCTGCAGCAAAAGAACTTGGTGGACTTATATCTGTTGCGGTTCAAGGAGAACTATTGAAACAACAAAGACCTGGAGGTTTACTTTCAAGATAATGGCTACTTTTCCTGATTACAACCCACAATTCTCTGCTAACAAGCGTAGTGCTCCTAAATTAAGAATTACACAGTTCGGAGATGGCTATCAACAGCGTACAACCTTTGGATTAAATCAAGATCCAAAAGTTTGGAATCTTACATTTAATGTTGATAATGAAGATGCAGAAGAGATTGAAACATTTTTAGAGGCAAGAAGTAAAGTTGGTGAATCCTTTTCATGGCAAGCACCTGATGAATCCTCTGCCCTTCAATGGATTTGTAAAAGTTTCAGTAAAGAAGTTTTTTCCTTTGATCGTAATCGTATTACAGCTACATTTGAACAAGTATTTGAACCCTAATGGCAGTACCCGTTTCTGAACTACAAGGAATAAATCCTGGTGCAATTATTGAATTATTTACTTTAACACTTGATGCTGCTTTGCATGGTGATACAACTGTCTATCGTTTTCATAATGGTTCTAATATGAACGCAAATGGAAATATCGTATGGGCTGGTAATAGTTATGAAAAGTTTCCTATTCAATGCGAAGGTTTTCAATTTGGATCTACAGGAACTTTACCAAGACCTACTATCACTGTTAGTAATATTTTTGGAACGCTTACTGCAATCATGTTAGACGTTAATAAAACAACTGTAGGAAACGACTTGAATGGTACAAAATTAGTCAGAATAAGAACTCTTGCTAGATTTTTAGATGCTGTCAATTTTACAGGTAATACAAATCCATTCGGAACTCCAGATCCAACTGCTGAATTTCCTCAAGAAATTTATTTCCTTGATCGAAAAATTACTGAAAATAGAGAAATAGTACAATGGGAAGCTATTTCTGCTTTGGATTTAGTAAATGTCAAGCTACCGAAAAGAATAGCGACTAGAGAGATTTTTCCTGGTATTGGCACGTTTATTGGATGAATTGGAAAGATTATGCGATAGAACATGCACAGCAAGATTCTCCAAATGAATCCTGTGGTTTATTAGCTGTATATAAAGGTAAAGAAAAATATTATCCTTGTAAAAACCTTGCTGAAGAAAAAGATGAGTACTTTATTATTGATCCTGATGATTGGGTTAAAACTGAAGATAAGGGTGAGATTATTGCAGTGATTCATAGTCACCCAAATTATCCTCCTTACCCTAGTGATGCTGATCTTGCCAGTTGTGAATATTTAGATTTACCTTTTTATATTGTTACTCCAGAAACACAGCAATGGCATTATTTTGAACCTTCTGGCTATAAAAAAGGGTTAATAGGAAGAGAATGGGTATGGGATATACAGGATTGCTGGAGTCTTATAACTGATTGGTATAAACAGAAGAAAAATATAGAGATAAAACATTGGCCTAGACCAAAAAGCCCTCAAGAATTTGAACAAAATCCATATTTTGAAAAAGTTATTACTGGTTCAGGTTTTATTGAATTAAATGATAATGTTGATTTACAGGTTGGAGATGTTTTGCTTATGGATTCATCACAAAGTAAATTAAGTCATGTAGCTTTATATATAGGAGATCAAACTATTTTTCATCATTGTGTGAAAAGACTTAGCTGTAGAGAAACTTATGACCAAAAGTATATAGAATGGACAAAGAAGAGATACCGCTATGCTCAGTAAAATAAAAGTTTACGGAAGATTAGCTAAGTTCTTAGGAGAACGCACGTTTGATGCTGAAGTTAAAACACCTATTGATAGCTTTAAGTTCTTATTAGCAAACTTTCCTCATTTAGAACGACACATGATGGATCAAAGTTATTGTGTCAAGGTTGGTAGCCATGAGATTGATGAGACAGAATTATTTAATCCGATAGGACAGCAGGAAATAAAGATAGTGCCTGTTATAACAGGTTCGAGAAGATTAAGACGAATACTTGCAGGAGTAGCTTTAATAGGAGCAGCTATTTTATTGCCTGGAGCAGCCCCCGCTTTTGGTCTTGGAGGCTTTACAGCAGGAACAGCAGGGGCTAGTTTATTAGCTGTTACCACTGCAAATGTTGGTGCTTATTTAATTCTGTCGGGAGCAGCACAAATGCTAACACCCGTACCAAAACCTCCTGGAGTTTCAGATGATCCACAAACTCCAAACTTTTCATTTAATGGAGTGCAGAATACATCAAGAGCAGGAACGGCATTACCTATAATCTATGGAGAGATTTTTGCTGGATCATTGGTTGTATCAGCAGGAGTTGATACAGTACAGATAAGAAAAAGATCAGGATGATGTTTAAATGGGAATTGTAAATCGCTCTGAAGATGATGTAATCGTAGTTTCTACATTACCTGGAGGCTCTTTATCTAGTAAACAGTTTGCTACTATTATTGACGTATTAAGTGAAGGGGAGATAGAAGGTTTTCCTTCAGCAGCAGCATTTACCAAAGGAACAACCAACTACAATACAGCAGCATTAAAAGATGTTTTTTTAGGAAAAACACCCGTATTAAGAGCTAGTGCTGATCCTACAAATACGCAAGAATCAGATTTCAATTTTCAAGATGTAGAATTTGAACCACGTTTTGGAACGTCAAATCAAACATTTATTCCTGGTATAGCAAATATTGAAAGTGAAACTAATGTTGGAGTAAAAGTTGTAAAGGATACTCCTGTTTCTAGGCAAATAACAAATTCAAATATTGATGCAGTTAGAGTAACTTTAAGATTTAATGGATTACAGGAATTTAAAGAAAATGGAGATATCAATGGTGCAGAAGTAAGGGTTCAAATCAGTATCATTCAAAATAATGGAACTACTACTACCCCTATTGATGACACGGTTAAAGGTAAAAGTAATTCAACATATAACAGAGATTATCGTATAGATATAGATTCTAATGTTGTCTTTCCAATTACAGTTCGTGTCACAAGAGTAACTGATGATGCAACTGATCCTGCAAGAAAAAGAGATGAATTTTTATTCTCATCATTCACAGAAATAGTTGACGAGCAAAGACCTTATCCTGATATAGCTCATGTAGCTTTACGTTTTGATTCTGAACAATTTCCATCTGTACCTGCACGAATGTATAAAGTTCGTGGGGTGAAGATAAAAATACCTCATAATGGAACGGTAGATTCCACCACAGGAAGAATAACTTATACAGGAACTTTTAATGGAACGCTTACTACTACAAAACATTGGACAAGCGATCCAGCTTGGATTTTATTTGATTTACTTACTAATACTAGATATGGATTAGGGGATCATATAACAGAATCAGAGTTAGATAAATTTGCTTTTTTTAGTGCTTCTGTCTATTGTTCTGAATTAGTTGATGATGGTGCAGGAGGGCAAGAACCCAGATTTAGTTGTAATACTATTTTGCAAAAGAGAGAAGATGCTTATGCGGTTGTAAATGCGTTAACTTCCGTTATGAGATCTATAACTTTTTGGAGTGCAGGATCGTTAACTTTGTCGCAGGATAGACCTACAGATCCTAGTTATTTGTTTAATTTATCTAATGTAACAGAACAGGGATTTACTTATTCTGGAACGAGTCTAAAGACAAGATCCAATGTAATTTCTGTGTCATATTTTGATATGGAAAATCAAGAATTAGATTTTGAAACAGTTGAAGATACGACAGCTAAATTAAAATATGGAATTTTACATAAAAAGGTTACTGGTTTTGCGTGTAATTCAAGAGCTCAAGCTGCAAGATTAGGAAGATTTATGCTTTTTGAGGAACAAAATTCAACAGAAACAATTAATTTTACTACTGGTTTATCAGAGGGTGTGGTAGTTAGACCTGGACAAGTGATAGAAGTAAGCGATCCAGTAAGAGCAGGGCTTAGAAGAGGAGGGAGGATAAAGTCAGCGACAACTACAGCTATTACTGTAGATAATACAGAAGATACAGATTTAGATGCTACAAATAGTCCAACATTAAGTGTTATTTTATCTGATGGTTCTGTAGAAACTAGAGATGTTAGTGGAATATCTGGTGCAGTTATTACAGTATCATCTGCTTTTTCGTCAGCTCCAAATGCTAATAGTGTTTGGATTTTACAAAATACAACCCTACAAACTTCTACATGGAGAGTAGTTAATGTATCTGAATCTGAAGATAATTATGCGATTGTTGGAACTTCGTATAACGCAGGAAAATTTGCATTTATTGAAGATGGATCGGCTTTACCTGTAAGAAATGTATCTATTCTCAATCAATTAAAAGATGCTCCTGGGAACTTAACTGCTTCACAACAATTCTATGTAGAGGATGAAAAGGCAAAAGTAAAAATTATTTTTGATTTTGAAGCAGTTCAAGGAGTAAGTCAATATAGACTTCAATATCGTAGAGATGATGATAACTTTACTTCTGTTGATCTTAATAGAACTGATTTTGAAATATTTGATGCAAGTTCAGGTGTTTATGAGTTTAGAGTTTTTAGTTTAAATGCAGCATTAGAAACTTCAGCAGAGCCAGCAACTTTAATTTTTAATGCTATAGGTAAAACAGCTTTACCTGGAGATGTTCAGAATTTATTTATTGAACCTATATCAGATCAGTTTGTACGACTAAGGTTCGATAAATCAGTAGATGTTGATGTGGTTCATGGTGGAAACGTGGTTGTTCGTAGCAGTAATTTAACAAGTGGAGCAACTTTCACTAATGCAGTTGATGTGATCCCTGCACTTCCAGGAGCTATTAACGAAACAATTGTCCCAAATATTGTTAATGGAACGTATATTTTAAAATTCCGTGATGATGGTGGAAGATTAAGTGCTGGTGAAGCTTCCATTACGATGCTTCAAACAGAACCAGATACATTGCCAAAACTTACTGTTTTAGTAGATAGAGAAGATTTGGATAACCCTCCATTTCAAGGAGAAAAAAATGATTGTTTCTTCTCTGATGAAGTTAACGGTTTAGTTCTTGGATCAACTCAGTTCTTAGATGGTGTTGCAAATTTTGATGCAATAGCTGACTTTGATTTTCTTGGAGAGGTTGATCAAACAGGAGCTTCTTATGACTTTGCAAATACATTAGATTTAGGTGGTATTCAACCATTGAATATCAGAAGACATATCGTTTCACAGGGATTTTATCCTAACGATTTGATTGATAAGAGAACAGCTAACGTTGATACTTGGACAGATTTTGATGGAGCTACCGCTTTTGATGTTAATGCAAGGTTATTAGTGGCTACAACACAGGGCGATCCAGATGCTATCGTAGCTGGCACTTATTCTCAAACTGCAACTACAATTACTATTACAAAATCTTCTCATGGTTATTCTGTTGGTAGTTTTGTAATATTGGATTTTACAACTGGTACAACTAATGAATTAGATGGTTTTTATGAAATCAAAACCGTTCCAGATGCCAATACTTTTACTTTAACAGCAACTATTAGCCAATCAGCTAGTGGTAATTGTACTTTTAGTGCTCAATTCTCTCAATTTAATCCATTTGTTAATGGTGCTTATGTTGCAAGAGGTTTTAAATTTAAATGTGAAATGACAACAGATGACCCTGCTCAAAGTATTGAAGTGGATCAACTTGGATATACTGCTGAATTAAAAAGTAGAACAGAGACAAGTCTTGGTAATGCAGGGGCTAGTGTGGGAGGTCATATAGCTTCTGGAACGTCAACAAAATCTGTTACTTTTACAAATAGTTTCTTCACTGGACAATCTGGTACTAGCATTGCAGCTAATTCTGTCTTACCTTCTATTGGAATTACTATAGAAAACGCACAACAAGGAGATTTCTTTGCATTATCAAATATCAGTTCAACAGGATTTGATATAGACGTGAAGAATAGTAGCGGAAATAATGTAGATAGAAATTTCAAATATGCAGCTACAGGCTTCGGGCGTGGTAGTTAGAGTTGAATTAGGATATACTTAGAGAAAATTTTGGATTAGGAAATGGCACAACACGATTATGTTATAGATAACTCCACAGGAG